AAAAAAATTTTTTTATCTAACATTATATTATTATGTCAGATTTTGTAGAACACGGAGTTTCTGTATCTAAAGGTCAATTAGGAAAATTAAGAAAAGGAGGAGCAATTAATGTTAAACGTTCAAATATTGTTAGTCCAGATGATGCTCCAATTCGCGTTAGAATCGGTAGAGGAAAAAGCAAGAAGATGATGAATGCTTTAGCAAAAGATAGAGGGTTTAGACTTGCTGTTATGCCCAACGAAGATTTGGTTGGAGTGATGGAAGGTGGAAAATTAGGTTCTCTTAAAGGAACTGTATTTGATCGTAAATTTAAATCCCCTGCTGAACTCAGAGATACATTTGGAGTTACTGCTATTGGCAAGGCTGGTAAAAAAGCAGTCCAAGAAGGTGTTGCTGGAGCAAATATGGTCTCTGGTGTAACTAAACGAGGGTTTAATAGAGAAATAAGAGACAGCGGAGTTGGTAAGCAAATCGCCAAAGATCTTATTGATATTGGAGCAACAATGGTATTACCAGCAGCAACTGGAGTTTTAGGTGAAGCACTTTTACCCGGACCTTTAGGTGCCGCAGTTGGATCAACTACTGGGGCGATTGCTGGAAAATACATTAGCGAAGCAGCAGAAAGAAAGGGTTACGGATTATATAAGAAACTAAGCAAGGCTGGTATTTCCAAAAAGATGGTTAAGAGTGCCGGAAAAGCATTGCTCAAGGAAGCAGCGAAAGTCGGAGGTGAAGCATTAACCGCTTACACTGGAAATCCCGCTGCTGGGATAGCATTTGAAAAAGTTGCTGTTACTGCTGGTAACAAAGCAATTGATACATCTTCAGTCAAGAAAACGGTTAAATCTTTAGGTCCAGAGGCGAAGATGCTCGCTATTGAATTGATAGATGATTATGCTGATGAGAATCTTTCTGGTGTTGAGAGACGCACAGTTGAAAAAGCACTTGCTGGTAAATATCCTAATGCTCGCGAATTGATTTACGATTATGGTAACTCAAAGTTGGAACAATTGAACGAAGCTGGATATGATTATCAACCAACTACAGACGCATTTAGCGGACGCGGAATAGTTAGACGCACTAGAACTGGATTAAGAATGGGCGGAAGAATGGGTTGCGGTGGAGCACCAATTAGATCATTTTCAATGGGTAATATGCGAATGGGATCTGGAATGGGAATGGATATGGTTCTTCCTCCTCAAGCACCTACTTCTATGGTTCAAGTAGGCGGACCTCAAATTCAGATGTTTGCTGCTGCTAATTCACCATTTTTAGAAGGAAGTCCCTTACTAGCAAAACCAATTAGAAACGGTGGATCATTTCGTCCCGCTGGGGGATCTTACACTGGTGGATCATTCGTTCCAAGTGGTTAATTAATAATATGATATTATAATTTAAATATTTTGTTAGTATAATATAATATGGAAAGTTTAAGAGTAACTGAAAGTCAATTAACTCAATTAATAGATAATTTACAGCAAGACCAAACTGTACTTTTTAATAAATTAAAAAACGCAAATACAGATAAAGAACGCGATCATAATAAATCCAAGAAGGTTGAGCAACATTCGAAACAAATTTCAAAACTTCTGGACGCATCATTGAAATTAAAAAACTTATTAAGCGAGACAAAGAATATAAAATAATTTGTTAGTATAGTGTATATAAATGTTATCTAATATTGATTTAGAAGATATGGCAAGAGAAGACGATTTAGACCTAATAGGTGTATACTCAAAAGATAGATTACCAACAGAGCGTCAAGTGGGATCATATATAATTAATATGGACGATTACGATAATTCAAATGGGACCCATTGGGCAGCGTTTAAAATATTTGATAACGGAAAATGCTGCTACTTCGATTCCTTTGGTGTCATATTCCCAGAAGATGTAGGTGATTTCTTAAAAATATTTAAACCAATAGCATACAACAGTAGACACATTCAAGATATAAAATCAGAAAAATGCGGATGGTTCTGCATGTCGTTTATAAAATATTTTAATGATTTCGATACAAAAAAAAATGATGTATATGAGGCATTCGATGATTATTTAAATATGTTTAGCAATGACGAAAAGAAAAACGATAAGATAGTTGATGAAATCCTACGAAAATATTAGATATTGAATATTATATTATTAAATGGATTTAGAAATAATATAATATATTATGTTAGTATATACAAATGGAAGAACAAGATAAAAAAAAAAGGAATAGTGATAATGTCAAAGCGTGGAGAATGAAAAATAAAGAATTATATAATGAGTATCAACGTAACCATTATAAAAAGAAAATGGAGAACGAAGAAGAACGTAAGAAGTTTAATGAAAGATGTAGATTAAACTCAAAGCGGTTACGAGATAAAAAAAACAATGGAGAAACAAAACCTAAAGGCAGACCTAGAAAAGAACATATCGTATTAATAAACGAGATCCCTTTGGAAGCGATAAACTAATCATTAAGTAATTGATATATTAAACAATAAAAGATGGTTTTATTTAATCAATAGTTAAAATTTGAATTAATTATTGATTTTTATTAAATAATTTTATAGAATTAACTAAAATAAATCGATTTTATTCAAATACTTCTATATTTTCATATAATTTATATGATTTTTTAGTTATTTTTTAATAATCATATAAATAAAGTCATCTTTTATTGTTTAATATATCTATTGCTTAATAATTAGATTATATTCTACCATATTTACTTATATATTCATCATATTTTTGGTTATACAATCGTGCGTTATTTTGTTGTGATTGTATTGTTTCTTCAATCATATCATCTATTATATCTAATTGTTCATTTAAATCATATTCTTCTTCAGCATCATAATCTTCTTGTAGAAATAAATTAACTTTTTTACTTTCTAAATCTAACTTAACATCATTAAATATCTCTATATCTTTTAGTTGTTTATTAGTAATATCTCCTAATTCTTGAAGTATTCTTTTATCTTCTCTTCTAATTTCTTCAGCAACAGAGCGAAAATCTATTTCTTCTTCATCATCAACATCTTCTAATTGTTGAAGTATTCTTTCATCTTCATCTTCAGTATTATTATCATCTACCTCTGGTTCTGGTATCAAAGGTACAACTTGATTCATTTGAATATCTGGTTGAGGCATAACTTGAAGAAAATTCTCTGGTTCATCTCTAATACGAGTTCTGCCAAGTGCTCTTTGTATAGCAGCACCAGTACCAGTTTTATTTTCAATCATATACAATAATCTTAATTGACTTTTCGCATTTTCTAAAGTTGTTGAATGTGCATGAATTACACCAGTATCTGAATTATATACTCTATATTTATTCTTATTTGGTAACTTTCTTATTTTATATGGCATTATATATTATACTAACAAATTATTTTTCTTCTAAACCACTTATTTGTTTATGTGTTAGTTCGAATTCTGTTTGTCTCTCTTCAACATCAACATCTCTAATAACTCTCATACGACCACCGCATAGTTCGCACTCTCGACATTTACTTTTAAAGCAAAGTGATGCCAGTTTTAATATCATAGCAGAAACGGTTGTTACGAACGCAACCCAAAATACTTCGCTTAATTGCGTCATTATATATTATACTAACAAATTAATATATAATAATTTTATGAAGGGTATTGACCAGTTTGTTGAATATACATCAATAATAGAGTATTACAACTATTATCATATTCCACTTTCGCATCATTCATTCTTTGACGATTTCTATCAATCGCTTCTTTTTGTTGAACCATTTGTTGGACAACATTATCCATTTCACCAGATAAAATGGGGATGGAATAAACTTTAGAGTTAATAGTTACAGATATAGGAGCAGGCATATTATATACTATTAAAAGATTTTATTTTTTTTGTATTATACTAAATTAGATTATATCCATATACTATTGCTGACCAAGTCATATTATTTCCAACTCCTATTGATGTTTGTTGTATTGTTAATCCAGTTATTGTATTTCCAGTGGTTGATATTGCTGTAATTGTTCGATCACTAATACCATTTACTCCGGGATTATTATATATACTTTTACACATTAAAGAAATTTGATTTGATGATGTGCTTGGAAATCCAACATTAAATACATCAAATACTACTTGTTTATTTGTTATTCCAGTAACTGAAAAAACTAATGGTGTAGTTGATAATGTAACATTTGTTGTTATAAGAGGTGTTACAACAGTTGGAGCATTACTTGTCATTTCAAATCCATATAAATTAGCACTTCCGGGCGATGGTGCTCCAGTTCCTAAAATACCAGCTAAAGCATACGATGGATATGCTGTAAATGAAACTTGAGGAGAACTAATTATAATTCTATAATTTGGATATGTTGAATTAAATATAGATGCTAAATTAAAATTTGTTGTTGTTGCTGATCCAGTAATTGATCCAGTAAGAGTTTGTAAATATACTAATCCAACTTGACCAAATCTTGACGCAACAGATGCGGTTGACGGTGTTGTACTAATTGTATAAGAATTTGCCGCAATTATTCCAGTTGAAGGATTACAACTTAAATTTGCGTTTTTTTGTATAGCACCAGTTCCAGTTGCCGAACTATCACTAAAATTTAAATAATGTGTCAAGTTAGCAGTTGTATTACGAGTTGTATATCCATTTTTATCTATTGTGTTTGTTATTGTTCCATCAGTCAAAACTATATTATTAGAAGCAACTGTTGTTACATTTGTATTTACCGGAGCATTATTTACAGTAATAGTATTTTTTACAGTTACATTAGAATTCGCTGTTAGTAATCCATTAACATTTGTTGTTTGTAAATTCTCTGTTCCTTGTGCTACAGGCCATTTTAAATAACGTAGATCAGCATCTGCTGTGGTAAGAGCAGTATCTCCGCTAAACCAATATATATTATTAAATGTATTTACATTTGGATTGGGTGGTTTATTTATTGACATTATATATTCTACATATATATTATTTTATTATTTAATATTCCTATATTTAATAAATTATGGCAAAATATTTGTTCTTGTTAATCCAACTTTCATACTAAATTGAAAGTTCTTTGGATTATCACTTGTAAACCATAATCTAATTTTCAAAGGTAAATTACCGCTCCCACTTGTAACAAGACCGCCAAAATCAACATAATCTGTCCAAGTAAAAGGCTGAAAATTTGTATTAGAACCACCACCAGACCAAGTTGAATTATTATTATGACGGCAGAATGGATAAGTAGCATTAAATAAAATTGGTGTATAAATATTGCTATTTTGGTCTTCAAAATCTATATAATATGCTAATGCTTTATCACTACTATTATCTTGTCCTCCAGCATCCCAAGTTTGAATTGTAAAATCAATTCTCCAATTGTAAGAAAAATAACCAGATATAGGAGTATCAACGAAAAACTGAGGCGGTAAATTCGCATTTTCAATCCATATATTTTGCCAATTTTGACCACCAGGCGTAACCCCAGAATTTCTATCAATAGTTAATATATCAAAGCAAATTGGCATAGCATAATTATAAGAATTAATATTTGGAGCATCTAAATTAATATTACCTAATGCTGAACTAACAAGACTAAGATTATCTTCAGCAGTCAAAGTAATACTTTTAGTGGTAGATGTTAAACTTATATCCTCATTAATAATTGCCGTTAATCCAGTATTACCAGCAATATTAAAAGGTGATGATGTTGTAGTATTAATATTCATTCCAAATAATGTAGATGGATTTGAACCTATTTTCACTTCACTATGAGTTGGTGGTGGTGTGGGAGTGTCGTTATAATCTTGTAGTTGTATAGCGTCATTAAAGTTACAAGTTGTTCCTCCAATTGTAGGAATGGTTAATGCTCCTAAACCAATAGGTAAATATGTTAATCTTGCCATCGTAATAGAATTCCCAGTATTAACATCAGTTATGTCTAAAGGCGTTATTATAGTTTCTACAGCAGTTGTTAGTAAATCTCGTTTTAAAGATAATCCAGTTGAAGCAATGCTAATTATTTTATCAACTGAATTATCTAAAGCATCAGCAAATTGAATAGCATTTTGACTAATTGTATTTTCTAAAATATTATAACTTGTATTTGGTTGAATTACAGACATCTATATATTATACTTTTATAAAAAAAAATCTTTATTATTAAATTATGAAGTAAATATTTGTAATATAATTGTTGCCTTTGTTAGACCAGAAGCAACAATACCACCTCCGCCTCCAGTTCGTTGTCCTACACCGACTCCACCTTGAGTGGTATATCCAACAAGAGGTATTGTTCCACCTAAAGGAATTGTAGGCGTAGCAGTTGGTGTAGCAGTTCCATTATTACCATTATTACCAGCAGTAAGATTGCTTGGAGAAATTATAGTAGTTCCAGTTGGTTTATATATTCCACTACCAGCAGTTCCAGCAACTCCAGGTGTAGTTCCAACCGCATTTGTTCCATTATTACCATTATACACTTGAACTAATTTATCTGCTTGAACTCCCGCTGTTCCTTTATACCAAATAACTCCAATAGTATTTGTTGTTGTAGCACCAGTTCCTTTTGTAAATCTATAACAATAATTTCTACTTGTTTCAATAGCATTATTTAAAAATCTTACATATTGCCCAGCTCCACCACTCCCACCCATATAAGAAGTTCCAGCACCATTATCAGTATTAGTTCCAGCATTACCTCCAAAACTAACCATAATTAAATTATATGAAGTCGCATTTAACGGCATTGTATAAGCAATTTGTCCAGCAGTATCAGCACTTAATTCAAATGTTACTGTAGTATAAGCACCTCCAGCACCAAGAGCAGATTGAACCCATGCAGTAGTTGGTACATAGTTGGAATTATCAGTCCCAGGAGGTTGAGTAGCATTAGATTGTAAAGAACCTATTGTTGTATTACTCCATAATTGAGTTCCAGTCCAAGTATTGTTCAATGGTAATAAATTTACTGCGGCAGCCCCATTAGCAATAGCACTAATTTTACCATTCGCATCTATCGTCATATTTGTTGCCGTATATGTTCCGGGAGTTGCCCCAGTATAGGCAGTGTTTTGAACTTTGTTATCAGCATATCGTATTTGTCCTAACGCACCGTCAATATCTAGTGATTTATTATTAACTATTACATCATTATTACAAGTTAATATTCCGTTAACATTTGTGGTCTGGAGATTTTCAGTTCCTTGTGCTACTGGAAATTTCAAATATCTTAAATCCGCTTCAGCAGTTGTTAGTGCGGTATCACCGCTAATCCAATATAAATTATTAAATGTATCAACATTAGGTGTAGGTGGTTGATTAACGCTCATTTATATATTCAATAGATATTATTTTTTATATTTTTAATAATAAAAATTTATAATATTATTATATTATATTATGTCTAAAGTTGAATTAGTCGATTGGTATAAAAAAATGCCTAAAAAATATTTACCTAAACAACATAATCCTCATTATGAAACTCATCATATTAAATTACCGTTTAGGATGGTTATTGCTGGTAATTCTGGATCCGGTAAAACTCAAACATTATTGAATTTACTTCATAATATGCCAGATACTTTTGAAAAGATCAGAATAATAACAAAATGTAAAGCAGAACCAATTTACGAATGGTTAGAGGATAAACTTAAAGACCACGACTTCAAAATTGAGGAAGGGATCGGAAGTTTACCGGATTTAGACAGTCTAGATAAAACGGTTAATAACTTGATAGTGCTTGATGACCTCGTCAACGAATCAGCAAAGGCACAGCGTCCTATTAGTGACTATTTTATTCGTTGTCGTAAAAAAAATTGTTCTATTATTTATATTTCCCAATCCTACTATGCGGTCCCCAAAATGGTGCGTGATAACATTAATTATTTAATTTTGAAACAAGTCTCAAGTATGAAAAATTTAACTATGATTATGCGAGAGTGTAGTTTAGGTATCGATAAGAAACAATTAAAAAAAATATATGAGGACGCAACCCAAGATAAGCAGACATTCCTATTACTCGACCTTGAAGGACCAAAAGATCAGCGTTTTAGATGCGGACTTGACCAAATTTATGACGTTGAGGATGATTTCAAATGAATTAAAGAATACGCTTAACGGTTGATATCATATGTGCGATACATACAACATATATACAAAATATTGTATAAAAGATAATTACATTCAATATTTCTAATACTTCCATATATTTGTTAGTATATTTTATTTTTATAAACTAACAAATTAATTAATTATTTACATTGCTGATAATTCCATTAGAATATCTAAACCTTGTTTTCTTTTGATTCGATCTGAATTCATAAGTTTAACCGTAAGTTTACGCAATTCTGATAATACCTTTTGATTATTGTTACCAGCAACTACCTCGCCTCTCAATAATTCAAATCTTTTAACATCTTGTTCTTCAGTATCTATTACTGTCTTAGGCAAACCAAGTCCTTTGAATATTCCAGCAGTTGATGCGACCTTTTCAAAGTGTTTCTTTTCTTCATCGCATATTTGGTTATATACTCGAGTATTAGGTTTACCACTCTCAAGTAAGTCAATAACAAAATCGCGATAGATATCTGAGACCGCAACGGGTTTAAAACTGGGAACGGCACCCATGCAGTTTTTATATTTAATATTGAAAATATCTTGGTTTTCCAAATGGTTGAGATTAACAACGAATTTACCAAACTCTCTCCAAGCGGGTGTCTCAACTGCGGCAATACCTCGTCCTATACGAATAGGATTTTTTGGTTGTCTTTGTATACTGTTCATATTTCCAAGTCCATATCCCTCAGTGGTAGGCATATCTTCTTGCCCTCCCCAAATTTCTAAAAGGTTTGTATCGTATATACTAACACCTTTACTAGTTCTTGATTTTGTTAGTTTAGTGTATCTTAACTTCTCTCCACTTCTTGTATCTTTTAATTGAGAAGCAATACCAGGGTTTTCTTTAAAATAATTCTTAATGTCTTTCAATGGTAGTGATTGTGGATCATTCATAAAGTTTCGAGTTGGTTTGACTGGGGTTTTAAAATCTTCCATTTTTGGGACTATAAATTGTCTTGGTTCTTCTTTTAATCGGATTGGGGGAGCAGATGGTTCTGGTAATTCACGTGCTTGTACTTGTGTTTGTTCTTGTGCCATTCTTAATTCCGGTTTACTAAAAGTTACGCTAATTGAATTCAATAATTTCATCATACCATCATTAAATGAACGTCTATCTACATTACCACTATCAACACCTTCAGCAAAACTTCTTACTTGTGAAGCAGTAGGTAAATCTTTCATTAATATTAAAAATTCTTGTAACGCTTGTTGTCTTCCTACTGGGTCCATTAGTGCTATATTAGCATAATCCGTTTCATTTGGTAATTCGTTTATTAATTCATCTAATTGTGCTAATTTACCCTTATCATAATTTAATTTTTGTGCTTGTTTTCGTAGAAATTGTAAATCATCTACGTCAGGTAAAATAGTTCTTAGTTCTTCAACTGTATCAACCGAGTCATTCTTGGATCTGGAATATTGTGTTAAACCAAGACTTTTACTTACTTTTGCTAAATACGCTTTCAAAAAGTCAATAAAAAAGGTTGGAGTAACAAGTTTCAAGTTAAACCGTTTCTCTAACTCTGCTTTAATAGCGGGGAAATTAGCATTTAATAGGGTAAAGGATAATTGAGGATCGCGGCGAATATTTACCATAATATCTGCTACCTCTTGATCCCTAAACTTTAACATTTTCAAGTTTTGCTGGGCGAGCATTTCATTCCCAGCCTCATCGGATAAAAGTTGCTCCGGAGACATACTCTCAATAGGAGTAAGAGATTGTGGAGTTTTTAATACAAACTGTTGGTTTCTTGCGTTCGCAATATTTGCGTCATTTGCTATTTGTATAGCAATAATGTCGTCTTGATTAATTTTAAACTTTTCGCGATCAGATGCGGATGTTTGTGGAGGTGCTTGCCAATTAAAATTCATTGTATAATATATCTTTAGAAAAAAAATAAATTATTTTTATATTAAAAACGCCTAAATTATAAATTAATATACTAACAAACTAACAAAAAGTATTCTAATATCTAGTAATTCATTTCCATAATAAATAATAGTTTACAAACATTCTTCCACCTTGCTCAATTTTCGCTTGATATTTTTTATAAAATAGGTCTCGTTGCTTTTTAGCGGTTCCTTTTGGAACAAAGTTTAAGTTTTCTAATTCCCTATATAAGTAGAAATCCGGTAAATTTCTGTTTCCTATATAATATAAAAATACCCCATCTTCATCATAAACCTCAATCTTTTTTTTTGGGTTATCGCTCGCAAATATTGTTAAACCAATCTCTTTTGCTTTCTCAATCATATCGTCATTCACTTTATACATATATATTGAATAACATTTTTATTTTATATCTC